CTCTGCGACCAAGTATGGCCGTATACATCCCGCGCCATGGTGTGGTTTTAAGTCACACCAGCAAGGATCCATTCAAGAAGACCGGCGTTAATATCACACCATCTTCGAGACATTTGAGTGGCGTCCTTCACCACTACCTCGTCAGAACAGATTGGGTCGGGGTCTATTAGACCCTTAAGCAATCTACTCCACCCTGAGAGGGTTGTTGGTCTACGCTTATCGCGCAGAACCCAACACTTAGCCTCCCAGCGTTGGAGTTTGGCATTCCATCGAGTGTCTCCATACCCCGTAGGGGGTGTTGGGGGCATCGAATGGGTTACCACAGACAGGTAGCTAACTGGTTGAGATGTGAAAGGGATATTACCCAACACATCGATAACCACCTGCCGGCAGTACATGCCAGCCCTTTCGGCTCCTAAATCTAGGAGATGACCCGCGTAAGCGAGCCATGCTGCATGCGCCGTTCCATCAGAGGGTCGACGACCTGGAAACTTCTTAATACGAACCGGTGTGATTTGATGCCCATTAAAAGCATCAACCCCACACGATTCGCGGAAGAAGCCAGAGTTGAAGGACTTGGACCGATTGACTTTTAGGTCAACCGATTCAAGCGCATCAACCACAATGTTGTAGTGCTCAGAGGGAACGATTAAATCGTCACCATAAACAAAACAACATTGTGCAGCCCGGTACAACGGCAGCCCTGAATGAATCAGGGCCGCAACACAGATGCTCCAAAAGGTCAAAGCTTCTACGGGAAAGCAGATAGCTGAGCCCATTGGAGCAAACTTCTTTAAGGGAAGTTCCTCCCCATTAGGGAGTCTGGTTGCATGCGATCGCAGTGCGAGAAACTTCGAATGAAGCCTTTTGGGCCAAATTCGTCGAAACAACGCACAAGATAAACGATCAGAGGCATCAGAAAGATCAATGGTAGCATAGGCGCCAGAAGCAGAGCTGCTGAGCGCCAACTGCCCATTGATTGACTGATCTCTGAAGTTTACCCTACCTCTGGTAAGGCTATGCCTTTCAATATGAGAGGTCAAAGCCTTAAACATCGCCTGTTGCATGTACTGAAGTTCAAGGGGTTCTGCGGATATAATCCGCGGTCCCCGAGAGTCCTTCGGTACGAAAATAAGCTTAGCTACGGGAAATTCTTCCCTTTGCATTTGCTTATATTCCGCAGCATGCTCTGCCAGGTAGAGAGCGCGACCGTTGGACCGAATTCCGTACATATAATCATAGTACGGATATTCCTGGTGAAGTGATTTGTAGAGGTGAGAAAACTCCCACTTCTGCTCATCACGCTCACCAGTGGCTACGGCACCAGGTCCGTGTCTAGGCGTGAGGTTTTCTGGATAAAAGGGAATTTCTCCCCATCCAGAACCTCCGCAAGCACGGTTTCTGCTATATCGCACACCCACCATTGCGCAAGCATATTGGTGGGATACGGTGCGTAAATCTCCTCAAGACCAGATTCGATCTCACAAAACGAACGGAGCTTTTCAGCTCGTTGTTCGTCGGTGAAATCGACTTCTAGTTTATAGAAGAGATAGCAGAAAGTACGCACGATGGCAAGCCATCGCGCGAACTGGGCCGATCGACCCACTCTATCCGCATCAGTGGGGTCAGCGAGAATAAGTTCTCGCGCCTCACGACACGTATAGATCCATATCGGACCGAGGAATAGGGGCACGTGGCCTTCGTCGTTGGAGGTTTTAAAGCCTTCAACGGAAAGGAACGAGGATGTCTCCTCGCTTGTCCCTAGTACACTCAGGTATCTGTCAAGTTCTTTGCCCAACCTAGGCAATTGAACTGTTAGGAAGGGAAGGCCTTGACTTGCGATACGCCGTGAAAGCGTTCGTTTGTCGAGGGTCTCCATCTTCGCTAACGTTGACAGGTGCCAAGTGCTGCCATGATCCAACGTGTTGAGAGTCGAGTACAGGTCGCCGATCATTTGATCTGCAACACCGACTATAGTGTCGACAAGGCTATTAAGATCAGCCATTTTTGGTTGTATCTCCTTGCGTACGTCCTCTTCCCCTTTGATTCCGGTGAACCCGCTTGCGACTGAGATTCTTACGAATCTCATTGAGAAGATAGCTAAGGATTACAAGACAACTGAGTATAACCTCAGCGTCCTGGTCCACAGCTACACCTCCTGTCGCACAAGTGACGTCATCTTTGCAGTGGTCATAAAGGATTTGATGAGCGACCAGGCATCTTCGATGTCGGTCGTCGCCAAAGGTCCATTAAGGCCAGGCGAGGTGAGCGTCAGACTACAAGTAGTCCCGTCCCAAATCTCGTTAGTACTATTGTACTTTTCGAGACGAAGGAGGAGATTACTCCTGTAGATCGGGTACGAAGCACCCTTGGGCTTTGACGGCTTGGTATGCCGAACGTCAAGAGAAACACGATATCCCGCCGTTGGGTTGGAAGCAACCCAGGTAGAATTCGTGCCGCTCATGGCAGTTCGGACAAAATCCAGAGCGTCATTGGTACCGCCGGTGCTATTACCGGTTAATTGGAGAGGATCAGCGTACATGTTGGTTAACTCCTGATTGTCAGGGACATTCTGAGTGATGATCGAGGTTCTTATCGGGAGGAGTTATCTCCTACGTCGAAGAACTTTTTGCTCGAAAATCGCCCAGATGAGGACGAAGTGCTCCGCTGACCACGGAGACCGGAAATAGACAGGATCGCTTTTCGGCAATCCGTCGATCCGAGTATACAAGTCGAGGACACAGTGGCCCAGTAAATCCGTCTCCAAATATGTTTCCATAAGTGGAGGTGTATACGGATTTATTGTGCAACCTCTCTCTTGGAGGACCTTGAATTTCATTTCAAGGTGCCAGGAATGCCCGACGCTGATAATTTCAGCGCCTGGGGGCCCGGCATGAAATAATCGTTGCCAAAGTCTGGCCCTGTAAGACAGGAACCAGTCAATTAGCCACGAGAACTTCAACCATTCCCAGAGGAATCCGATGGGATTGTCCAATCCCAACATATGTGCCAAGACTCGTAACTTACCAGGCAGGCCATCAAGCATGCCAGGTGGGATTCGAAACCTCACCCAACCTTGACAGCAGTACTTGAGCTCGTACTCTCCAGTAAACTGGAGCAAGAGCCTGGTATGTGCCACCGTAACAGGATGAGCGGGGACACCGCCCGACCCCCCGATGAGCCTATAAGGATCATCGGGCGCATGAGGGATGGATAAAACCACCTCCTCAAATTCCGGGGCCCACTGCTTCGAGATATCTCGAGTCAGTTTGACCAGGGTCGGAAGCCCGTTACGCTCTTGGAGCCACTTACAACGCTTCACAGCTTTGTTGTAGCTACCAATAATTCCCTTGAGGTCCTTCAGGAACGGCGCGATCACAAACTTCCATATGAGGAATTTCTGTGCAGGTGACAAATAATGCCACAACTTCACAGGATCATTCCAAGCATGTTTAGGTACGTGAACACGCATGCCTGCCAGCTCTTCTTGCATTGCTTTCAGGACGCCTTGCATGAATTTATTTCCTGCATCGCGAGCCTTGAACAGTGCTTTCAGAGCTGAAACTAGGAGTTCGATCAATTCTCTTGTGAAATTGAAAAGATCTACCTCCGGGTTAACGGCCTCAACGAGCTTTTCTTCAGACCACACAACGAGGTCGTCGACAAGATCGTTCGGGAGCGTTGGCACACGACTGAGAATGTCAGAAGTAGCATTTGGATATATATTCTCAAATTTGAGAATGGTATGCCCATGCTGATCCTTGACATCGTTCATAGCCGACACGTCACTATCGACTTTCGCGTGATACACAGGATTCCACCAGTTACGGAGAAACCCACGAGTGTCAAGCATGTATTCATACTTGGTCTCTTTGGGACAATTCCCCGTCCAGGCATTAATGTCTGGCTGGTCGAACGCATTGGGATCTAGTTTAGAGTCGTTATCAACCGACTCAATCCTATAGCGCTCCCGATGAGCATCGGGAGAGCTTATCCTTTTGCGTTTCTTCATGTATCACCTCAGCACTGGATCTTCCAGCAAGG